ATCGGCGGCTGATGCTGTGGATCGTGGAAGTGTGTCTCCGGTATCTCGAGTCCGACGAGTTCGACCAGGACACGCTGATGCTGTCGCCGGATTCGTTGTTGTTTGGCAAGGTAGGCAAGTTGTTCCAAGGCGACCTCGGGGTCGTCGTGCGGTTACAGCAGAAGTTTGTTGATTCCGGCCGCGTGATCTTAAACTCCACGCAACTCTGGCGGCATGCCGGCAAGGAACGGCTGATTCCGTTCTATCGTCGCGCGCTCGCGATTGCTGAACAGTTGCCGGATAATCGGATACGGTGGGGAGGGGATACCGATCCCCTCATCGAGTTGCTGTCCCCTATTATTTCCGAGGGTCTCCGGTTACGAGCGGGTTTGTGTGTGAACTTTATCGGGGAACAGGGCCTGATGGAGTCGGTCACCGAAGAAGACATCTTGGCCGTCGCCTCGGGTCGGTTTAAGCGGACGTCTGCGTTGCCTATCTGTCACTTTCGTTACACCCGGAAGCACGCGATGGCGGCGTACTTCGAAGCTACTGTGGGGAAGTCGGTGGCCGCGTGAAGACGGTGCGCGGGTGGGCGTTCCCAGAGTCCGATGAATTCATGGTGGCCGAACAGCGGCCAGATCTCAGCTACCAGCTTGGTAATTTGACGGCTGCGCTTCGACATGTCACGAACCATGACGCGGCGATCGATGGGGGGGCGCACACCGGAACATGGTCGAAGGTGATGAGCGGCCATTTCTCTCGCGTGATTGCCATTGAGCCGAGCCGTGACACCTTTGAATGCCTGACGTCGAACATGGAGCGGTTCGGCTGTGTGAATGTGGAGTGCAAGAACGTGGCACTGGGGGCAGCGCCGGGATTTGTGGAGATGGCGCTGACCGCGGAACAGGCGGCGCGGGCGAATACGGGGGCGCGGTACGCGCGCACGGGCGGGACGATCCCGGTTGAGACCATTGACAGTTGGCACCTCCCGTCGTTGGGGTTTTTGAAACTGGACATCGAGGGGTCTGAGTTTGTGGCGCTTCAGGGCGCGGCGGCCACGATCGACCGCTGCAAGCCGGTGGTGTTGTTCGAACGGAAATTTTTGTGGACGCGCTATTTCGGTTTGCCGAAGAACGTGGTGGAAGTGTTTCTGAAAGCACATAGCTACGGCCTGGCCGAAGCCATCAGTTGCGATCAGATCTGGGTGCCTAATTGAGGGCGGGTGGTCTGGGCACCTTCTACCAGCAGCCGTGCGCACGGCCTTTGGTTTCGCGTGTGCCCAGACAGGTGGACGCCCCGATGCCCTGCGTGTTCGGCGCATCGCCAGACCGGAACCAGCGACGGCTAGGAGCCACCTGTGAGGATTCTATCAGATGAAGGTCCTCATGGTGGGCAGCGGCTCGGGTTCCTGGCAGATGCGTGGCGTCCAGTTGGGCGCGGCGATGGGGGCTCGGGTCGTGAGCGACCCCTCAGACCAGGACATCCGCTGGGCTGATGTCGTGGTACTCGTGAAGCGAGCGGGGACGAGGCACGCGCAGCGGGTGCGAGCGGTCGGGCGCCCCCTGGTGTGGGATGCCCTGGATTGCTGGCACCAACCCGCGATGCACCGGTATACGGAGACCCAGGCCCTGACGTGGCTCAAGTCGCAGATCGACTTCATCCGGCCCGACGTGACGATTGGCGCGACGGAGGCGATGGCGCGAGCGGTCAGCGGTGTCTATCTGCCGCATCACGGGTGGGCCGGGCTGCGGCCGACGCCGGCCCGTGAGACGGTGAAGATGGTGGCCTACGAGGGCAACCCGATGTATCTCGGCAAGTGGGCGGGGGCGATTCGGGCCGCGTGTGAGAAGCGGGGCTGGCAGTTTGTCTTGAACCCGCCCGACTTGAGCCAGGCGGACATCCTGGTGGCCTTTCGGGATGGGCAGTGGGACGGATGGATGTGTCGGCAGTGGAAAAGCGGCGTGAAGCTCGTGAACGCGATCTGTGCGGGGCGACCGATTCTGACGCAGCCTTGTGCGGCGGCCGATGAACTGAAGCCGAGTGGGATGGTGCTAGATGATGTCTCGGAGGTCGGTGCGGCCTTAGACGTCTGTGGTGTCTTAGATGTGCGCGAGCGTGCGGTGGAGTTGTCGCGAAACGACGCGGTCCGTTTCGATGTGCAGGCGATCGCGGTGCGGTATCAGGCGATCCTCGCGGAACAGGTGCCGGCGTGCGCGCGTTGATTCCGACCACGTTGACGCTGATTGAAGGCCCTGAGTTGGAGCCCTTGGATCTCGTACAGGTCAAGAAGCATTTACGGTTCTCGAGCACGACCGAGGACACGCTCCTGGACGGGTGGATCTCGGCGGCCCGGCAGTATTTCGAGGAGCAGACCGGCCGGCAGATCATAAGGGCGACGTGGGAACTGTGGCTCGACGGCTTTCCGTCTGGACGGATTGAATTGCCGAAGCCACCGCTGATGAATGTGCTCAGCGTGAGCTACGTCGGCGCTGATGGCACTCTGGTGGTGGTCGACCCAGCGGACTATTCGGTGATGGCGCCGGCCGGACCCCAGGCCCCTCCTGGGTGGGTTCAGTTGGGCTACAACGGCACGTGGCCGACGGCACAGGCGGTATCAGGGGCGGTGCGGGTGCGGTTCACGGCCGGATATGGGAACACGCCTGGTGATGTGCCGGAACTCGTGCGGACGCTGCTCTATCTCCTGGTCGCGACATTCCATAAATATCGGGCGGACGTGATCGAGACCAGGTTTGAATCCGCTGTGTCCCAGTTGCCCGTGGGCGCTGAAGTGTTCATGCGTAGCTTCAAATACACGGCGCTCCCGAAATATCCGCCGCGGTATGCGGAGGGGATGGTCATCGCGTGAGTGGGATCAACGCGGGGGATCTCGATCGGCAGATTACGTTGATCACCGGAGTGAAGACGCAGGATAGCGGCAGCGGTGAGGAGATCATCGTATGGGATGCGGATGCCCCGGATGCGGCAAAAACGGTGTGGGCGGAGTGGCTCCCTGCGGGAAGTCGGGAAGCCTGGCAAGCGCAGCAGCGGCTCGAGAGTTACGTGGACGGCGCCTGGCGGATCTACGACGTCTCGCCGGCACCGACACCGGATGGAACGCGGATTCTCTACAACGGGATGGTCTTCGACGTGAAGCCGGCGATCGAGATCGGTCGGTCTGAGGGTTGGATCATTCCGGTGGTGGCGCGCGGCGAGGGTTCGGGATGAGCGAGTTCAATATTTACGGATTCGAGGAGACAGTGCGGAGCCTGCGCCAATTGCCGCAAGAGATAGCTGGCAAGGTGTTGGACGCGGCGGTGCGCAAGGCTGGGACGCCGATGGCCCAGGACGCGAGTCGGACCGCGCCTCGTTCTGATGCCCCGTCGCGGGCTGGACATATGGCAGACGCCATCAAGTTGCGGAAGTTTACCGACCAGGACTCCGGGAATGACCTCGAAAGCAATTATTGGATTGGGCCGGATCGGGCTCATTTCTATGCCACTTTCTCAGAGTTTGGGACGATTCACGAATCGGCGCGGCCGTTTATGCGTCCCTCGTTCGACCGGGATGGCCGCACAGTGATTGAGGTATTGGGCCTGGAACTCGGTGCAGGCGTGGAGCGCGCGGCGAAGAGGTTGGCTGGGTAGATGGTTGAGATCTATCGGGCATTGCGGGCGTTTCTCTTGGCCGACGCGACGATCGCGGCGACCGTGGGCACTCGCATTTATCCGATGAAGCTGCCGCAGAACGTGACCTATCCAGCGATCACGATCCTCCGGGTGAGTGGTGTGCGGGCGAACGTCTTGAGGGGATCGGCATCTCTGGCTCGTCCCCGCTATCAGATTGATTGTTGGGTGCGCGAGACGACGGGGGCGACGGCGTTCACGACGGCCCAGGATCTCGGCGCAGCGGTGTTCGCCAGGATGGACAGCGCGCACGACGGCGTGATTATGACCGACCCCAGCACGTCGCCGCCGACGCACTATCGCGCCACGGTGACGTTCGACGATGACCGCGACTTGTTCGATCCTGATGTTAACGGTGGCTACTTTCGGCACTCCGCCGATTATTTTGTCTGGTATGGCGTGCATCCGGTGGCCGTATGAAATTGGATTTCGAACTCATGCGCCGTCTGTTGTTGGATGTGGAAGCGGCGCCAGGCGCCTTCGAGGTCGTGTCTCAGCACGATGATGTCTCTCGTTATTTGTTTCACAACATCGTGTTGTTGACGCAGGGTGGGTATTTGGAGAGCGATGATCGGTCTTCGACGACCCGGCAGTTACGGAAGCAGATGGTGCTGACGTTGCGCGGGCAGGACTTTCTCAATGCCATCCGGTCGGAGGCGACGTGGGCGCTCTTGAAGGCTCGGTTACCGATTGAATCGTGCGAGGTGCCGTTGGGCATTGTCGAGCAGTATGCCTATCAGTTGGTCACACAGGTGGCTGCCCAGGGGATGCCTATGAGTCCATAGGTTAATTCTTGATCCGTTGGTCGTGCGGGTGCCAACACCTGCACTCGTCACTCGGGCCTGAGTGACGACCCCGCGTGGAACCGGGAGACAGGACCAACGACATCAGGCCGCCAGAGATTAAAGGCCGCTCTTGCTATCGCGCTGAATACGCGCGTGGTTGGGGCGGCCTTTGTCTTTGTGCGGGGTTCCGGAACCAGTTCAGTTGTGAAGGAGTGAATGGACGATGTCGAACGCTATCTCAGCACAAAGCACGTATCTTTCCGTCGGCAGCGGGGCATCGCCACAGGTGTGGACGGAAATCCCCGAATGCCGGACCATCCCCGGCCCGGCCGGCACGTCGGATGAAATTGACGTCACGCATCTGCGCAGCACGGGCGGGCACCGGGAGTACCTCCAGTCGTTCAAGGACACCGACGATCTTTCGCTGGAGTGCAACTATATCCCCGCCAACGCGGTCCAAGCGCAACTGCGCAACGACTTCAACAGCGGCACCATTCGGGAATATCAGAAGACGTATCCGGATGGGTCCACGGAGTCATTCATGGCCTACGTCAAGTCGGCGAGCTCGCCGGCCGCCGTCGGCGATGCGCTGATGTTCAACGTGACCCTGCGCGTCACCGGATTCGTGACGTTCCATTCGTCGTAAAGGTTCAGTTCGGTTCATCGAGACAGACGTCTCTCTCGACCACCCGGCAGGGTTGTAAGCGTGGTGACCGGCAGGCGCCACGGGTCGAGGTTCTGTAGGGTTGCCTGCTGAAGTGAAGTGTTTCACGTGGTGAATGCGGAGTCAGGCGAAGTCGAACTCTCGTCCCGGTTTGATGACAGCAAGCATGTGCTGTCGTTCAGTCCCAATAATCTCGCGAATATCGAGGTGGCGCTC